GTGCGTATGTTGGGACTCATACTAAGTATTCTTATACTTATACGAGTGTTGGTCTAATGACTAGTCGACAGACGGTCTATAGTCACCCAGTTGACTAAACTGGCTCTCTCATATGCAGACGTGTATATCGTCCGATATACACGGTAAGTGCCTCCATTGATTCCATTCAATTAGAGACATTAGGTAGAGGTTACCCTCAAAGAGACCTAGTCCTTTTTCACAAAAGTTCTAAGTCTGCGCCATACTTTCAACGTCGACGACGAAGTTGGTACGTTCTCCTTTTGGAGGCGCGCAACTTTAGGTGTACGAGGAAGGCTGTCAGCCTCTCTTAGTATACTGTCAAGTTCTTTCAAGAACTCGTTAAAGTCCTCGATCCTAATATCGGTTCTCCCTTTCCACTGTATCATCAAGAGCTCTAATTGTGAGATACGTTCTTGAAGATCCTCAGAGATGGGTCTCAGAACGAGGTTCTGATAGACATCAAAGAGGACCCGAGTAGGAAACCAGGTGGTCGGTATCCAGCCACCTGCCTTCGAATCCCGGGCAAAGAGTTTCTTTCGATTCTCTAAACTCTTCAAGAGCTTCTCCCCAGCCCATGTACCAACTTCCCTGTACAAATTCTGTACAGAGTCCTCGGTAGGTGGACACCCAACACTGTTCCAGGCATCTTGGGATATCCAAGATAAGGGATCTCGGGCTAATAGCCCGCCCGGTCTGGTCAGGAACACAATTAGACCTTGAAGACGATCACGCCGTTGCAGAGCAGCTTGCAGCCGCCCTGTAACTTTGTAGCCATAACCTAGGCACCTGGCGATATTCGCGAGGCGATTATCCCAGATACCCGGTATTTTTGCTAGAACACCTTCCATTGCTGGAAGGTTTCTAAGACCTGCCATAAATCCTTTCAGACTTATGGGAGTTGCATCAATACCCCGGAAGATGGTTCGTTTAGCGAACTCAAACGTTCCATCGTTTGATATGAGAGACTTCGTCTCTTGTATATCTACCCGGAGCTCATCACACATCAGTGAGTGATAAGCTAAAGCTACGGCACGGTCAGCTATGACCACATCGTCTCCTAGTACAGCGTACATGGAGAACCATACCCCTGTATTACCATAAACCCGATAAGCTGCCAATTGTACGCAGAAATGGTGAGTCAGGGCAAGCATTGCCCAAGACGAGTAAGCCCCCATGGGTTGTCCAGCAGCATAGCGGACCGAAGTTACCTTCAGTCCGTATTTCTCCGCGGTTCGCGGATGGAAGCTGTAATCTCTATTAACTAATAGAGAAGCCCATGTACGGGCTACCTTCTCCCCTAATATCCACCCAATCAGGTTTTCCTGAAGTGCTAGAGGCAAACGATCAGTAGCCGCGGACAGGTCGTACGAAGTACAATCCTGGACGCCCTTTTGAATTAATAATTCAAGAGGAGCTGTCTGATCGAATGTCCCATCTTCAGGGATTCTCCGAAGTACGGAGAACAACCAGTCATGTAATGGACGCAGCATTGACTGTGTTAGGGGATCCACCATTGCAACAACTCGTACTTTCCCGGCAGCTTCCTCTAAAAAGCCAAGTTTCCCGATCCCTGAGGTTTTCTCCTCAGGGCGTAAACTTGTCCCCCATGGGATTATCTGACCGAAAGGAACGATATTGGCTGTTTTAAATAACGTCTTGATTGGTTTAAGATCAAAAGTTACCGCCCATTCCTTAAGGTACGGTGTCACAGCTGATTCCAGCATGTAGGACAACGTAAACCATAGGGTCCCTACCGAAGAGGCAAGAAGAGGTTTCTTCTTATCTCTCCATAACTTATCTAATCGGTCCCGTATTATGATCTCGGGAGGTCGGAGACCTCTCCAAAGACCAATTACGAAACCCTGACCATCATTGCAAGTTTCCATTCTTGCTTTGATCTTATCCGTGACTTTCAGCCACGGAGGGTCTTGGAACGAGGAGGCAATGCTTCCACTAGATAAGGGACCAGCCGTAGTAATCGGAAGAATCCGATGAATACGGAGGGTAGGGTTGGTGCTTTTCTCATCTTTGTACCCAAGAACCTCACGCACTATACCGACGTTTGGGTTCTCAGTAACTAGGGAGTTACTAACTCTCCTTGCTAACAGCAAGAAGAACTGAGGCACAAATTTAAGGTGGATCATTAGATCTGCTTGCTTATACAAGCATAAAGCAGTAATCGTATGTATTTTGACCTTCCCTGGTATTTCTACCACTCGGTATAAGCCGAATATGGAAAGGTACATACGAAGAACCGCTGCATTACCCTTACGGATAGATGCTCTATGGGCCTTATTTATGATTCGAGGAAGACCTGCAGAGGTACGCGAGACGCGACACCCAAGGGATGTCGTATCTTTTACAAGATACCCCCCTGCAGCTTGTTGGGTAAGGATAGAAAGTACTTTACAGTACTTAACCAATCCAGTCAGCCCCTGAGACTTAGCTATTCTCAGGAGGGAACGACTTATGGTGTAAATACAGGTTACCCACATAGGAGAGAGACGACCAACTGCCAGGAATAGTACCCGAAGGTACATACTCCGAAGCACGCGAACGCGTTTTACGGCGTTCTGCCAATTAAAATCTTTGCCCGGGGTTATTAACCCCCAGGCAAAGTGATTTTGTTTTAACATTTGTTGAAACATATCAGGTTCTTACTATTGTCAACAGTAGGAGAGCCATTTTAAACTTCGGTTTCCCTTGCGGGGCCGCAGGCAGTTCCAGTCGGAACTCGGAGTTGGTCACTCCTTGGGTTATACCTTCCATATAGGACAGGCTCAACGACCCCCCGGGTTTCCCCGGATTTTTACAAGTGTAGTATTGCTACCGCACTTAACGTTGAGTTCCCCATCTTACAAGTCGGGTCACCCTACTTCAGGTGGGATCCGATACTCTCGCACATGTATTACTACATGCGGTCCTGGTCTAGTTGTATTACCAATTGGCCACCCGCAATTTAATGCGAGCGAACTACCATGGGTAGCTCCCTATCCAATAAATTAATATCATGATAGGCGACCGTACTCCGTTAGGAAGACCGTCATTCAATGACCACCTTTCGGTGTATCATTAACCTATACTATGAGAAGGCGGGTAACCCCCTCAATTCGGTATTGACCCAGTCATTACTGATCTGGGGCTTATCCCAAACCTCGTATAGTTACGAGAGTAGCCACCACAAAGTAGCTGTAACAGTAGTTGGAGACTGTTTCAACAGAGAATCCACACAATTCCAAAAGGCACTGTGCGAACTTAGAATCAAATCTATCTCTGTCTCCGAGCCTGTGTGGTCCCCTGACTGCTGGCAAGGAACAGATGCAGCCCATCACTGGGCC